CATTAGAGGCAGGGAAGAGTCAGGAACAGCGGGTACAAGAGGAAGATAGAGCAATGATAGAGCAGGGTACAAAGAAAGAAGGGCCGATTACTTCGTCTGTAGTGTAAGGAAGAAAGATGGCGATACCCTACCAATCTGAGAATAGGTGAAAGCATGACCACGATCAATGTGCTCTCGGATTACGGCAAAGGCACGGTCGAGGAGGCGGGCGTCCTTTTGTTCCTCGGTTACATGCTCAGGCTTTTCGTTGCTGTCTTTTTCTTCCATATCTACTCCTTTTGTCCATCAAAATAATAAACTGCCTATCTAATTCCGTGTGAGCAATTTCACTTCGTTGTTTTATTTCACGAGCCGGCAATCCTTTGAGTTCTTTCTCCAATAAACCAGCTAACCGATCTGCGGCTTCATCAATTGTCAATGTTTTCATAATCAATCCGCCCACGAACCAGTAATTTTCTCATAATTCGATTTTCCGTTCAATACATCTTTCCAAGTTGAGTCATAAGTAGCGGGGTCCCTAGATTGTACTTTAGGTGTAGGGGCTATGTCTTGGGACATAGAACCGAAGCATTCTGCGTCACTTATCTTCAATGCGATGAGCCAGGCCATGCAAGTATCGTCATAGCCTTTGACTGCCCCATACGTTAATCGGCCCGTGTCGGTATAATCGCGCCCGAAGTACCTCAATTCATCCCAGAGCACAGTCGAGAAGATTTGAACCTGCCTATGGTAAATCCTCTTATGACCCAAACCGACCATAAGGAGTTTTGAGTCATATTGAGTGGACCAACCCAAATCCCCCGTAAATCTCGGCACCATTTTATCTTCTTTGCGCCATAAATAAATATTCGGATAAGTCTTATTGAGTTCATGGACCGTTTCTAGTCCATAACTGTTTACCTCTGGACCGATCTGTGCCGTATTATAGAACTTACCAATGACACCCAGAATATCCGCAAACTCGCTTGGGAGTACACGCCCTCTGTATTCAGCACATTGCGTATTTGACCCTCTTTCTATGAGTTCTGCTACAGACCAATCTCCGTCTTTGTAGCCCCCGCCGACATCAGCTCCAATATCATATAGTTTCCCGGACTTCGGCATAATCCAGACCCAGAATTCGCCCTGGTCATGTTCGTACATCTCTTTACCTTCAATGCGGAATCTCTTTATGGGCGGCTTCAACATAGCATGAAGCTCCATAAGTCTGTCTTGCGGGAAGGCGGAAGTCTCCTTAGTAATCCACCCCTCTTCATAGTTCATGGGATAGCTTAAGTGAAAAGAATTAATATCCCCTTCTAACTCTTCAATTTTATCCCTTCGCCATTTTATGTTTTCAAGAGTCAACTTATATCGTTTAATCAAATGACGCTCTTCAACATCCAACTTCAACCTTTCACCACTTTTCAAAGGAATCGCATACTCGGACATTAACCACCAACGGATAAAGTGGTATTCATACTCACTCTTTCCCGCCATGGCTCTTTCGCACTGATACCGAAAATAGTCAGCTCCTTGTCCAAAATGCACTGTGCTTTCTATTATTCTCACCGTACCGGGAAAATCAGAGCAAGCAGGCATCAAGGATTCTTTAATAGGATCGGTGGTTGGATAACGGCAAATCTCGCTAAGATGAAGACAATGCAAAGTTCGACCTGTGCCGATATGTAAATTCTTGGCTTCCGCCGTTAAAAGCCTTGATTCAATATTTTGATTTAATTCTTCGTCTGGATCACCTAGAACCATCTCAAATCCTTTTGTATGATATTTTTTTTGTCTACAAATATCTGAATGTCGATTGGCATAGAACAAATCATACATATTATACAGATGCTCTGACGTACTCCTATCTTGTGCGACTACAAAGGCATACATTCCGTCAAAAAGCGAAATCCTATTCCAAATAATACCCGATGCTAAGGTGCTTGCGCCGATTTGCCTACATTTAAACCATATCTGCCTGATTACGCCTTTCTCTTTAAGTTGTTTAACCATCGACTTAAGAATAGGAATCTGCACAGGATTAGGAATAAACGACTGCATCCCAATCGCTTTAGTCGATATCTTGAGTTGATGTTTGAGAAAATCAGCAATACCGTCCGGCGAGCGATAGTAAGCTCGCTTGGCGGCAGAGAGAGTGTCTTCTGAATTGAGGATATTGTCGGTAAGTTCAGGCACTACTTAGCATCACGTTTCTCCCGAGTCTTTTTCTTTGACTTCTTTTCAATCAATGAATGCATACGATCCCACTCACGGCCAGCCTTTTCGTTGCTCTCCGGCCACCCCATAGCCTTTGACCGCATCCGAATCCACGTTTCCCGTGAATGAATAATGATTAAATCTGGTTTTTCATTCTCTACAGCATTAAATACTTTATATAACCCTTTGATCGCCTGGTCATACGCCATATTCAACTCCCGAAGAGTAAATGGTCTGTTCTTCAATTCCTTCCATCTTTTTCTTCGTCCCAAGGCACTTGCCATTTGACATACCCCGTTTCCTGATTCTTCTTCTCTGCATCAATCTCTACCCCCAAATACATCTTAGTAAACTCACGTAGCCAATCTAGGATTCTTCTAAGTTCCCTTGCGACATACAAAAACAAAAGGGCAGAGGCCAGTAAAGCTAGGGCAGAAAAGAAGCCGAGGATAGCAACGATAATGGTAATGGAGGGGGTCATAGTTCCTCAAGATAAGTAACGTCTCTATTACGACCTTCACTAAGTATTATACGAGCTGGTTTAAAAACGTGGGAATCTGATTTCCTAATTATTCGGTATATGGACTCAGGGGATTTACAGGATTCTCCATCCTCAGTAAGAATGTCAAATTGTTCACGAATTTCCATCCACGTCACTTCCAAAACCCTACAAGCAGGAATATCAATCCAATTCATCGCTCTGACCTCACCTTACCTCCTTGACCTGACCTCTCTCCTGTTCTTACGCTTTGGTCGAAGACCCCTTGATTTTTGCAACGATGACTCACAGATAGCAAAAGCATTCCCGCTACCCTTAGTCTTAACTTGAGAAACGCAGGAATCGAAAACCTTATCCGACACTCCAGCGGATTTCAGTTTTTTGCTTGGCATTTAATCTTTTCCGTTTTGAATAACGTCGATAATATTCTGGATTTCGTTTACCATCAATATGTGATTTAACCCCTAAATCAATAAGCCCACGAATTGACCGTCCTTTTCCAAGCGCATCACGTTCTTCGTCAACCCAAATACACATTTGTGCATTTGCGATTTTATCAGGATGTCTTAAATAGGGAAGAATGAGGATTAAAAAACGTCTTGCGTCCGCTCCATAAGCAACCCACCGATAAAGCGTTTTAAATTTCCAAGGTCTAAGCTTAAACTTGTATCCTCCATTTTCAATAACCCTAACTCTTCCACCAAACATAGATTCTAGTTTATAAATTACATCGGGGACCGTGTTTGTAATAGAAACCCCCCACGATGTCCCGCTTTTCTGCTGAGAGGAATCATGCTTAATGTTCCCTTCTCCATCAAAATAGCCAGCGATGTAAGCCAAGTCTATTTCTAAATCACTCGGCATCTATAATCTCAGCATCGGAAAGATCGACTCTGCCCGTACGCTCAGGAGGCTTAGGGGGTTGAATTTTTACGCCCGAAACCATTGCAAACTCAGACCCATATTCGCTGCTCCGGTAAGCAGGTTGTACACGATCAAATATTACCCCGAAAACCTGAACTGGAACAATCAATTCAGCGGGCCAATGATATTCCTCCAAGAGTTCGTTTAACTCGAATAAATTATGAACATTGATTTTTGGTCGTTCACTCATTCTTCCTCCTTTATCCCCGCCAACTTTTTTAATTGCTCTGGAGTTAATCCTAGAGCCTCAATCATCTCCGGAGTAATTCGTTTCCTCTGACTACCCCCTGACTCGTGTATCACACGGGCCGGCATCGCACGATCAAGGTACTTAAAAAACCACATTACTTGAAGACGAATTTCTTCAGGATAATTCTCAAAGAGCCATCGACGTTTTTCGATATCCTCGGGCTTGTCAGAAAAAATCAATTCCTGGAGACTAAATCCTTTCACCAAGACAGAATTGATTCTTTCTCTTACATCCTCCCTCGTTAACAACTTGGGACTAAGTTGAGGGGACGGTGTATCGGGGAGCCAGGGCATAAGATCATCCTAACTTGGCAATATAATCCTACTCCTATCCTTCGGAGCTGGCTTTACATTAGCACACATAATGGCATTTTGAAGCAAAACCTGGCAAAACATCAAAGCTTCTAGGGGTTGCAAAACTAGGGTTTCGACAGGTCGATCAAAATTAACTCGCACTACCCCGGGTGCTTCGACCCCTACTTTTATGCCTATGGGTCCACCAGTTTTCTCCCTGGTCCCGTTTCCACCTTTTCGCCAGTCGCCTGTCTCGTTTCGAGACTGCCCCTCGCCCGTCTCGTCTCGGGGTTCATCTTTGCCCCTGTCCCCATCTTTTTCTCCTGCCATTTTACACCTCTTTTCTTACCCTAAACCTCAATCCACTGTCTTGCTATCTCACACAAAGCAACAAACACAGAGTCTTTATCTTGTTCTAGTTTGCCCAGCTGGTCATAAGAAACTAAATCAGGATGAAGCTTCTGTTCTCTGTCATAATTTTCACCGTACTGCCACCCCATCTCGTAATAAGCTTGCATCCAACTTTCATGTAATTCTTCAGGGGATGAAGATCGCGATGGACCGCATTGGCGCTCAATGACAACTAAGAAT